GACAAAATAGGAAACAATAACACATTCACATACGCGAATAACTTTCAAATTAACATTCCAAGTGCTATATTTGCATCAACAAATGAACAGGCGGTCAGGAATTTTGTAAATCAATACATTCCAACGAGTTTAAATTACACGGTAACAACATATTAATCATGAAAATATTAGACGTTAGTTCAATAACAGACTCGGCAAGAATGCCAATAAAAAGCGGGACACTTGTTTTCTTGCAACAGGCATACAGTGAAGCATTAGCCGGGATTATAATTAGCCTAATTGGGCCAACCTATAGCGCTACAACTATGTATGTTTTGAGCGGTTGCATTAATACAGGTTCAGGATCTAATTACATTATTTCAGGAGGTTATGTATTTTTAAATGGCGAAATATTCAGCGTTCCAGGTGCTAGCTTTTCAACAACCGGAACTGATGTACCTGTTTTTGTGGGATATGTTGGTCAATATACAATCAATGCCGACCCTGTAACATTTACAGATAGCTCAGTAAAAAACGTTCACAATATAAGNCAGGTATTAGTTCAGGCTGGGNCAACGGGAACAGGACTTGCTGATTATTCNGCTCGATATGCAATGAATTTTACAATACCGGCCCAACTTATTGCAACAGGAAGCGGTGTTTCTGGTATATATCCTAATTTATCTTTTGCGGGGCCAGGATTACAGCCGTTAGCAGTTGGCCGGGTACATATTGGTGACATTCCAAGTACAGTTGGAACATATAATGTTGTATTTGCAACGCCATTATCAACAACTAGCTATATAGTAAGCTTATCACTTATTTCAATAGGGTCAGCTCCGGCAAGTGATATTTATACATATGTTGGAGTTATTGACTCAACAATAACAATTAATGGATTTACCCTACAATTTAGGAGCCCTGGGGAAGTTCAGAACCTTGATGTTTCTTACGTTGTTTATCCTGTATAAAAATGAAAAAACTACCTATAATTGACCTAAATAATTATCAAAAGCAAAACAACATTGCTATTGATATGTGTGCGGCCTGTATCATCCATAATCGTAAATTTGGTTTACGCTTAAAAGCTATTATTTTAAGCAAAGCTTATTTTGATATTTTAAAGAAGTGGGCGTTTGACAATTATGGCGAAGAGTTTGCAGAAAGTGAATGGAGTCTTGAAGGCGTAGAGATACGAAAAGAAACCATCTGGACTGGCAAAACATTACTTCAGGAATATTTTAAGAACGAAAGCGTAAACTAATGGCCGATAAAAAATACATACGAGTTCAGGCGTCTTTGCCACCATTATACAAGCGACTGACAGAGGCACAGGCGGAATATACAGGGCAAAGTGAAAGCAGTATTGTAACCGATGCAGTCAAAGAGAAGTTTGATCGTATGTCTATTCAAGAACGTGAACATATTTTGAGAATGGCTAAAAAATAATATCTTTGTTTGTTTTTCATTTGTTTGGTTAAGAGGGTCGGGTTATTGGTTTCCCCGGCCTTTTTATTTTGTTATTGTTAAATATTTAACGCTTTATTTTACATATCAATGTTTTAATTTTGTTTTTTTGTTGAAACCAAAATTAAAAACCAATGAAAGCCAAATTATTTAGATTAAAAAAAGAAGCATGTCAGTTTTATGACAGTAAGCTATCGAGAGAAATAAAATCACTCGAAAACTGGAGAGAAAATCACGTTCACGAAAATGCACTCGAGGAAACAGAAAAAATATTTATATCGTTTGGCATACCTACAAGCGAAATGGCAACCGATTTATGTGGATGGTCATCAAGAAACAATACTGCATCTTTTCACTTTTCGATCAACGTTATTGAAGTAAGCAATAATGATTATGAGGACATTAGCAAAAACGAAAATATTAGAATGTTGATGGATAGAATACAATCAGTTGCAAACGAATATTTCAATTAAAAACATTTAAGATTAATGCAGTTCGATTCTGCTCGGTGGTTAAGGATTGGTATGGAAAAATAGTTCAACTCTTATCTAGACCTGACGGTTCAGGCAAACCATTAAAACAGTTATCATTTATTTGGTAGCTGTTTTTGTTTTAATAATAAATTAGCTTCACATTTGACACAAAAATAAAATAGACAAATTTCATGTAATACTTTTATTGCATGAACTATTGTATCGACCCTTCAGCAGACGAGCCTATCTTTTTAATCAATAAGCATATTGGTAACGATGCTGATTCAATTGACAAATCCGGTAATATCATAAAAGGTGAAGGCCCAGGCATTGACGGTGCATTATTTCAACAAGAACTTCTATTTGTAGACACATTAGGGAAAAAGAAAATCAATGTTTACATTAATTCCTTTGGCGGTTCAGTAGTGGACGGCTATTCTATTTGTAATTCTATACTTTCAACCAAAACTCCCGTTGATACTTATTGCGTAGGTGCAGCTGCTTCTATTGCAGGGGTTATCTTTTTGACAGGTCGTAAACGTATCATGTCAGATTACTCGTGGTTAATGTTTCATAACCCTTATGGTGGTGAAGATGCAATGCTGGACACTATTAAAAACGGTATTGTAAAGATCATTGAACAACGTTCAGGAATGACAGAGCCCGAAGTAGTTAAAATGATGAACCGGGATTCGTATATTTCACCAAGCGAAGCATTAGAAATGAGACTTTGCGACTCAGTAGAAACAAGCGCAAACTCAAATACAAAATACTTAAGAGGTCAATCGGTAACGAAAGACTTTCACAAACAATGTAACACGGTTTTAAATTCAATATTAAACACAAATACTGAGACAATGATAAAGGTAACAATGAAGCTGGGTTTAAATGATTCAGCACCCGAAGATAGCATCGTAAAGGCTATTGAGGTCATCGAACTGAGAGCCACTTCAGCCGAAGCCTCTCTTAAAGAAGTTCAAATGAAAGCCAAAGCAAAAGAAGATGCTGACGGCGACGAGATGGATAAACTGAAAGCCAAAGCTGCCGAAGCAAAAGCCACTTACGACAAGTGCATGGAAGAACTCGAAGATTGCAAAAATAAACTCAATGCAATGGAGACTGACAAGAAAGCCGCTGAAGACAAAGCTGAAGGCGAAAAGGTCAAGAACATGATCGAAGGCTACGCAAAAGCAGGTCGTATCAAAAACGAAGCTACTGTAATTCTAAAATGGTCAGAGACAGCTAAGAAATTAGGTTTTAATGAAACAAAATCTATGATTGAAGACCTTCCACTGAATAAAATCGCTCCCGTTATCACAGATGCAACTCCAAATAAGTTAGATGCTGGTCAATTACCTACTTCAGCACTTGGACTTATGGCAAAGAACAAACTTCGCAGAGAAGGTAAAATTTAATTATAAATAAAATAAAACTCAGATAAAATGGCATTAGTAATTAGTGATACCAGTTACGCCGGAACATTTGCAAGCTACTTTTGGTTACCTGCAACATTCGGAATGGATACTCTGCAAAAAGGTGGCGTATATGTTCAGGACGGCATTAAAAAGAAACACACCATAGGTCGTGTAGACTTTGCAAACCCTATGCAGCCCAGAGCCGCAACTCCTACTTCATCCGGAACCTTTACAGTTGATGGTCGTGTTTTGGAACCTCAGGACCTTATGGTCTATGTTGAATTTAATCCCCGTGATTATGAACAACACTGGCTTGCAGAACAACTTTCACCAACTTTGTTAGCTCGTGAACTTCCGGTTACAGCCGAAAACTACATGATGCAAATCGGCTTAGAGCGTGCGTTTGAGCAAATTGAACTCGGTCTTTGGATGGGTTCAACAACTTATTCAGCAACTCCAGGTACAGCCGGAAACGGACAGATCTGTTTCTTTGATGGTTTCCTGAAAAAGATGATCGCAGATTCCGGAGTACTTAAGGTGACAAGTCCTTACCCTTTAATTTCTACTGCTTCAGTAGGTTCAACTTCTACGAACATTTTAGAGGCAATGGATAAACTGATTACTCTTTGCGCTGTTAACAAAAAAGCACTTTTAAGTCGCCCTAACAGGTTTAAAAGACTTAAATTCTTTATGTCTATTGCTTCAGAGCAACTGTACCAGGGCGCAAGTATTAACCTTACATTTAAAGGTCAAACTACTCAGGCAGGCGAAACACAACCTTATAAAGGATTTCAGGTTATTGGATTGGCAGGTTTACCAGACAATACAATTCTATTCGTAGAAGGTCTGGATGACGTAAGCTCAAATCTTTACGTAGGTATGAACTCAACTGAAGACAACAACCTTCAGCTCCAGAGACTACAAAACAACTCAGAACTCTTTTTCTTAAAAGGACTTATGAAGTTTGACGTTCAGTACGGATTCTCAGAACAAGTCTTTTTATATACCACTTTAACAAGTGGAAGTTTTACGGTTTAATTAGTCACATCAAAAGGGATAAGGCCACATAAAAGAGCCGACGCCCTTTTGTTAAAATCTTAACAATATGAAAAAGTTATTTGCAGTTATATTTTTACTCACTATTTCGATAGCAATGTTTGCTCAATCGACTTCTCCACGTTTTGGAACACTGAAAAATCAGGACAATACAGGCCGTGTTCTTAATTACAAGGTAGTAACGGTTACAGATGTAACAGGTTCCGATAGTACTGTTGTGGGTTCGAACGCTTATACTACTATCTATAACGTAACGCTTAAGGATAGTCTTACATTAAAACAACCTATCGTAACTAATTGCTATTTTGGTGATAAGATTGAGATTATATTAACAGCTCCATCCGGAACACCGTTCTTAAAGTTTTACGGTTCAAATTGGAAAACAGCAGGCAAGGCAACCCTTTCGACAGGATTAAAGGGAATTATCGAACTTGTGTTTGACGGTGCGAAATGGATTGAAGAAGGTAGATACATTCAATAATGGATACTCAAAAAACATTTGAAGCACTGCCACATATTAATAAGGTATGGGTATCCGAAGACGGAGAGTTTAGTTTGTATGAAAGAGAAAACTGCGAGCTAATACTAAGGCATTCAGATGAAATTCCACAGGCCAATGAGCCTATCGAAAAGAAAATAACCTCACAGGCGAAAGCCAATAAAAAAGTAAAATAATGAGAGGTGATATAACATTTATAAAAGGTCAGGGAGCAAGCCAAAGAGTAGCCGCCGGTCAGGATTTTATTTCCGGTCTTATTCTTTACACCGCTTCTTTGCCTTTAGGATTTACAACTATTAAAAATATTAAGCAGCTGTTTGGAATTGTGGATGCTGAAAACCTCGGTATTTTGGCCGACTATTCAGATGAGACAAAAGCAACCGGAACGTATTTGGTAACAGGCGCTGGAGCCAGTGGTGATACGATTAACATTAAGGTTACTGAGCCATTTGGTGTTGTTGTTGACCTGGGAACCTACACGAAAGTAGTGGGAGATAATACGCCTGACAAGGTAGGTATTGCGATTGCAGCAGCAATTAACGCCGGTACATTGGTACATGGTTACACTGCAAGCGATTCAACCGCAACGGTAACAATAAGACCTCGTGCTGGTTTGGGTATCTTTTTAAATTCAGGTAGTCCGATAACGGTTACTCTTTCAGCCGGTGCAACACTGGCAGGAACGTTAACACAATTTGCAACAGGGGCCGCTTCAAAACAAGCTGTATGGCATTATCATATTGCTGAATATTTCAGAGCAAATCCAAACTCACAGCTATGGATCGGTTTCTTTCCAGTTCCAAGTCCTTACACGTTTGCGGAAATTACTACTTTGCAAACAGCAGCAAACGGAAGTTTACGTCAGGTAGGTATATTTAAGGATTCTGCGGCCTACGCAAGCGGTGATCTTACCCTTATTGATGGAGTTATCAAAGTTTCAAATGATGCACGTCACAAGCCCCTTTCCGCTCTATATGCAGCCGATTTAAAAGCTCAGACAGACATTACAGGAATAGCCGACCTTTCAACTTTAACAGCAAACAAAGCAAGTTCAGTTATTGGTCAGGACGGTGGTGCTTTAGGCGCATTTCTTTATTTGACTACCGGGAAATCGGTTACACAATTAGGAATTGCACTGGGCATGCTTTCACTTAGTGCTGTATCTGAAGACTTCGGGCAACCTTCTAAGTTCTCAATCAGTAACGGACTTGAAAATGACATACCGGCATTTGCTAATGGTCAACTTTTAACAGATCCACTGTTAACTGATTCTGCTCTAGATGCTATTGATGCAAAACGTCACATCTTTGGTCAAAAATACGTAGGTGTTGCAAGTACATTTTTTAACGACAATCATTGCGCTATTTCAACTACTTCAGACTATGCCTACATTAATGACAATCGGGTAATCGACAAAGCAATAAGAGGTATTTACGCGGCTTTAATTCCTTATCTGAAAAGTAAGTTATTAAAGAACTCGGACGGTACGCTTGCGGCTACTACGATAGCATTTCTTGAAAGTCAGGCATTGCAGCCTTTGTATCAAATGGCACGTGATCAGGATTTAGGCGAAGTTGTAAAAGATGACGTCTATATTGATCCTACTCAAAACGTCGTATCGACAAGTTTACTTATCGTTAACGTGAAGCTGAACGAAAACGGAATAGCTCGCAATATTCAAGTTCCAATATCTTTTAAATAAAAAACTATGACACCTTTAATAAACGGAGAATCATATAGTTGGGCTTCGATAACATTCAATTTGTTTGGCGTTCCTGTTGCTGGTATCACAAATATCGAGTATAAGGAAAAACAAAATAAAACCAATAATTACGGAGCAGGTCAACGCCCGGTAAGTCGTGGTTATGGTAAGATTGAGGCCGATGGATCAATTGAAATCTACCTGGATGAATGGAAGAAAGTTATTGCAGCCGCTCCAAACCGTGACCCTTTGTCAATTGGTTGGTTTGATATTCCTGTTACTTACGGTAACTCGATAGCCGATGCAACTGTTGACGTGCTTCGTTCTTGTGAGTTTCTTGAAAACCCTTTTAACGCAAAACAAGGCGACACCGCCTTGACTGTTAAGATTCCTTTAATCATTGCTCAAATCGATAGATAATGAAGAAAGAAGTTGAATTAACAGCTGAACAGCAAAAAGAGGTTGAAGAGAAAGCATTCAATGACTTGATCGAAGAAAAGTGTATCGAGCTTTCAAAGAAGTACGGAGTTTCAAAAGTTCACGCCTATGTAGGTATTTCAGAAACAGGCGAAAAGGTAATTGGGTTTCTTAAAGAGCCTAATTACATTCAGAAAATTGCAACGATGGATAAAATTACCACAACAGGACCGTTCCTGGCAGGCGATGAACTCAGACAGGCAATTACACTGAAAGAAGACTCAGACCCCCGCACATACAATGAAAGTCCCGATTGTGACGCTTACAGATTAGGCATGACCGGAATGTGCGTTCCAATTATCAATGTCATTCAGAACACGTTTAAAAAAAAATAGCACACTACGAAGTTAATAATTCGAGTGCTATGTACACACGAATGGCAGCACTAATACGCTGCCATTTCCGTTTAAGCAAATCAGAAATGGATAAAATGACAGAGGATGAATTTATTGAGATTTGGGGACAAACTAAATTCTATCTTGAAATAATACACCAAGTTAAATTCTCGTAATGGCAAATGTAGTTGACTATGTACTGAATTTAAAAGATCAAATGTCTCCGGTTATTGACGGGGCAACAGGTCACGTTAAAAAGATGGAAGGGGCTTTGGGTGGTGTTAAGTCTATGGCACTAAGCGTGGGGGCTGCTTTGGGTGCTGCATTTGGTGTTTATCAGATTATCCAATTTGGCAAAGAAAGTTTCGAAGCATTCCACCAACTTGAGCAAGCAACAGCTAAGGTAGAAGCAAATTTAACTGCCACCGGAGAAAAAGCCGGAATGTCATTAAAAGAAATTCAAAACTTTTCTAAAGGACTAGCTAGTCATATTCAGGCCACTCAATCTGAGGTCACGGATATGGCTTCACAACTTCTTACTTTCCCTTCAATCACAAAAGATGTATTTCAACAGTCTATGGGGCTTGTTGCTGACATTGCAAAGCAAACAGGCCACGGATTAAGTGAGACCGGGATAATGTACGGCAAAGCATTGAACAGCCCAATAGAGGGGCTTCAAAAGATGCAACGCTATGGTGTTATCTTTTCTGAAGAAGAAAAGAAAAGGATAACACAATTACAGCAAAGCGGTCATTTGATTCTTGCACAAAAGGAAATGATGAAAGACATAGCCGGGTCTGGTTATGCAGGTGTAGCGCAAAAAATGTTTGATGCTGACCCGGTGGCACGTTTTAATAAATTAATGGAAACTACGAAACTATCAGTAGGTGAATATGCAACTCAAATTTTAGGTTTTGTTATGCCGGCATTAGAGGGTTTTGTAAAAGGAGTTAAAGTATTAATCGAAAAGATAAAAGAATTTAGCGACTGGGTTATAAGAAACAAAAGACTGCTTGGTGATATTCTTATTGTTATCGGTGCCGTTACGCTTGCTATTGGAACTATGGCTATTATTACAAACTGGACTGCTATCGTTTATTGGGGTTTTGGTATTGCTCTTAACGCAGTCACTTTGGCTACATCACTGGCAACGGCAGCAACATGGCTATTTAGTGCCGCTCTTTGGTCAACTGGTATTCCTGAAGTTGTTATTGCAGTCGCCGCTTTAACTATAGGTATTTTAAAACTTACACATCATTTTGGTGGCTTCGGTAATGCGCTTGCAGGTACATGGCAAATCATAAAAGCGTTTGCGGTTGGAGCCGGAAAAGCATTTTGGGGGCTTGGTGAAATAATCGCAGGCGCATTGTCTTTCAGTCCTAAATTAATTGCAAAAGGATTAACCGATACGGTAAACGCCGTAAGGGATGCAGGCAAAAACATTAATGATGCGTGGAATAATTCAGATGCACAAGCTGCAGCGAAGGCATCCAAAACAAAAAGCCTAATCCCGGGCAAAGATGGGGAATTAGGCGCAACAGGAAAACAAGCTGAAGAAGTCAAAACACCTGCGACAAAAGCCGAAGGTCAAAAAACTATTAATATTCACGTAGCTTATAACGCTCCATTAATTTCAGGGTTTACTATTTCAACTACAAATATTAAAGAAGGCTTACAGGATTTAAAAGAAATGGTCAGTAAGATCTTAGTCGATGCTACTCACGATTCATTAATGGTTGCTGATTATTAACGTATGGCAAAAGACTATATCATCGGAGGTGTGACAATTCAGGGGCTTGGTTTATCAGGCGCAAGGGCCGTTGGCGAGCGTCTGGTAATTGCACAAAGTGAGGCACGCAAAAAAATACAAGGTAATAATCCATATTTACAGAGTTCAGATATTCAGGCATACGCCGGGGACACTCCGATAGGTAGTTCAATACTTGGAACCGCTGTAATGACAGACGTTACTTTTGATAGCGTAACTTATACCGATTCTCAAAACAATGAGGTAACGACACCTAAATTGAAATTTGATGCTATTTTAGTAGACGTTACCCTTCCGAGAAATATCGTAAAGACAGAAATACAAGGTAGGTCCGGAACCGTAAAAGAATACATCGGAGAAGG